CGCTGTGTCATAACTAATGTACAATGACATGGCATTATCAAGGAACCGAAGTTGACTCTCTACCAGATGACTGCGTAGGTTTCGTTTATCTCATCACAAACTCTGTATCAGGGCGCAAATACATAGGCAAAAAGCTAGCAAAATTTTCTAAGACCACCTTAAAAACAGTAAAACTCAAAAACGGCACCAAAAAGAAGAAGAAAATACGTAGTAAGATCGATTCTGATTGGCGCGAATATTATGGCTCAAGCGATGAATTAAACAAAGATATAGCAGCATTAGGTGCTGATAAGTTTACACGGGAAATCCTATACCTATGTAAAAGTAAAGCAGAATGTAGTTATATCGAAGCAAGAGAACAATTTACTCGTAAAGTCTTAGAATCTAAAGATTATTATAACGGACAAATCTCTGTCCGTGTCCATGGCTCCCACATTTTAAACAAATTATCAGTATAAGGCTCGCACAGGCTAACAACGTGTGCCCAACATTAAGACAACTGGACCAACGGGTCGCAGGGACGGAAGACGCTATGCTGACTAGCGCACTCAATCACTATCCTTAACAGGACGAAGATCGCAAATTGCCGCGGTTTGATTGTTTGAAAAGAATAAAAGCGATTGTTTACCATGGGTGTAAACAATTTGTAAGGCTAAAAAGACGTAGCAGCGATGCTACAGGTTAGTGCAATATGTTAGCGTATATTGTATTAGCTGCCGTTGTGATAAAGACGCAACTCGAGGTACCGGACAACCGCCTCTGTAATGTTGTAACGCTATGTGGCTGTGCTACTCAGATGAAGCTCATTCATTTCTTTGCCCTGTGCGGGCAAAGTGTGACCGATTAATCTAGATGAAACTATTAATAGCTTCGCTCTTAGTTAAATGAATTCAGTTAATTAGTTTTATAGTTAATTGAATTGATTTAAATTTGTTGTGAGCAAAGCGTAACAACAGATGTACGCAGTACATCTTAAATGAATGGCAATCCTGATTCCTTAGTAGTTTCTAAATTATCTTTAATCAGCTTATTGATCATCTCACGATCTTCATAGCTCAGGAATACAGCATCATCATAGGATATGCTACCACGCATATACCAGCATATTTTAAATAATTCCTGTTTTATGGCTTTTGACTCTCGATCGAAACTTTCAATGTATTCGACAATATCCTCATTGGACAGAGTCAAAAGCCTCATACGAAAAAATTTGTCTGCTCAAATAGGAATGGAGTAACAAACTCTTTACCACACTCTTCATTTTGACATGTTAGAGTTACTTCGTTGTACTTGTTATCATTCTTGATGTTATCTAAATAAGCACGAATTGAATCCCATACTGCTTTATCACAGTTGTTTAAGAAATCCAGTATAAACGCTTTGTCTGTTACTGTTTCACCGTCGGGTGTAGTAATGTATTCGATGTTCTTGCTGACAGCATTAATGCCAGTTGTAATTAACTTCTGGAATACTTCGTCAAATTTACTTTGTTTTTCCGCTTCGTTTAAGTCTTCGCTTTGTACAATTTGAATAATACGTTGCTCGTCAAAGTTCAACATGTTATTTTGGTTGTATTCTTCGTAACTTAGTGGGCGTAGCTTGATAGACAACCCGGCGGCTTGTACAGGTCTACTCCAATCGCCTGGATTGATACGATCCATCATTACACTAACATCAATGTTTTGTTCATTTTTAGTAGTGCAGTGTGGGCATACAGCAGTAAATTCCAGTTCCTTGCCGTAGGTAGCAATACGAATAGCAAGCAACAGCGTATCTAAGTCCACTATAGGCATTTTCCAAGGATCTAAGATGCTAGGGCAGCAACTACGAATGACCTGTGCAGTGCTGGACCCGTTCATCAATGCATCCGGAGTCTTCATAGTTAGTTCATCTTTTGCAGTCATTGCAAAAATTGGAATTTCGCCGGTGGCAGGTAAGTCTATGGTATTAGGTGGATACCAACGTCCGTTACTGGGCAATTTGATGTATAGTGCAGGCTGTCTAAAATGCTTGGCCAGTGGATTGGGTGATAAACTACTCATATAAGTACTCCATAAATAATTGATATATGTACTTATCACATGTAATTAACTGGGTAGTTTAAATGGCACTTGAAGATAGATTAGAACAGCTAGACCATATTTTGGGCACGGTTAACGCTGGCTACGAGAGCCATGCTAGAATGTTGGCCAAAGCAGAGATGCAAGAAACTCTGTTTATTAAAAAGCTAGCAGAGCAGCTTAAAACCACAGAAGATCAAGTGCGTATGCAGCTTAGGTCTCTAGAAGCTGCAAAGAAACGTGAGAAATATGAAGAGCAACGTGAAGTGGCCATGGCCAATGGCATTAAACAAGCTGTGCATGGCCTACAACAGTTCTTCTCAGGCTCGGTATCTAGTACACAGGCCCTGTACAATTCTGACAACGCATTTACAGCGGTAATCCCAACGTTACAGTTGTTGGGCAATACTGTAAAGAGTATCACCGGTGCAATGAGCACCTTCTTCTCGGGCCTGCCATTTGTTGGCGGAGCATTTACAGCAGCGGATAAAATGGCCGGTGTTGTTGTTGACCTCGGGACACAACTATTACAGGCACAGTTAGAAAACGCTGCCAAATTGGTGGGCAGCTACAACGAAATTTCCAAAACCGGCATGACCTTTGGGGCGAACTTAGAAAAGTTGCAAAAAACGGCCCTAGACTCTGGTATGAGCATTGGTACTTTTAGTAAATTTGTTACTAGTAACATTGATAACTTGGCTGCAATGGGCGGCGCCCTGGAATCTAATGCTGCTAAGATCGGTAACATGAGCTATCGTATTGCACAGAACAACGGTGCATTGTTGACCATATATGGTAGTTACGAAGCACTAGCAGGAGCCACTGCTGACTACACTTCAATGTTGTCTGGCTACGGAATTGACGTTCTTAAGACAACTAGAAATCTTGAAGCTGGCGCAAAAGATTATTTGGTACAACAAAAAGAACTTACATCTTTAACTGGTAAAAACGCCGAAGCATTAAAACGAGAAGAAGAAGAACGCAGAAAAAATGCTGCCTATCAAATGAGATTGGGCAGAATGAATGAAGATCAAGCTGCTAATGTTCGTAAAAACATCACTATGTTTGGTACGGTCAGTAAAGAAGCAGGAGACTTTGCTACTGAAGTATTCAATACCCAAGGTAACGTAAGCAGCAAGCAGGCCTTGCTATTCCAACAGCAATTCCCGGAACTGGCAGAAACTATTCGTACAACTCAAGCTGACGCAGAGCGTATGAACATTGCAGAGTTCAATAAAAACCAAGCTGAATACATTCAAAGCAGAGCACCGTTGATTAAAATGGAAGCAGAACGCCTTGAAGATCTCTTTAAACTAGCAGCAGGTGGCGTTAAGAATGAATACATTGATCAAGCCAACAGAACTGCGTCGGGTATACTTGCTGCAACTACTAAACTAGGAAACATTGTTACATTTAATCTGGAACTAGAAGCCCGTAGGAAAGAACTTGAAGCACAAGCTGGTAAGGGAATCGAAAAAGGTTCATTGGCATCAGTTATTGATGGGTTAGAGAAGTTTAAGCGCGGCATGGACGCAATTACAACCACAACATTTCCTGCTATTGCTAGTATTACTGACAACTTGATTGCAATCAATGCCAAGTTGGCAAAAGAACTAACAGGTCCTGCTAGTAAGTTTGTAGTTGAAAAATTCTCGGCTTTGTTGGATAAATTACTTTCCGAAGCCGGTGTTGAGAAAAAAGTAACTCCTATTCCAATTCCGCAAGATATTCATGCCCTTTCTGCTGCACGTATTGATGCTGAAAATCAAACAGCAGCAGCTAAGGAGCGTTTAGCGGCGGTAGAAAAAGAGCACGGACAACGTAGTCAAGAAGCACGTGAAGCTAGATTGGCAACTAGACTAGCCGAAGCCAAGGAACGCAAAGCACGTGAAGCTGAAAAGGCTGTAGTAAAACCCGAAGACATAAAATCCGCAGCACAGCCTGTACCACCTGGTGCAATACCATGGAAGAGTCCAGAATCTCATGCCGGCGGCAAAACTGATCCTAGACTTGAAGCTGTGTTAGCTGATGTTTATGCAAAATTTGGCGAAGGTAGCTTTGTGGTTACAGGAGCAGATGACAAGTATCATAGAGAACACAAACCTGGTAGCAAGCATACACAAGGTTTGGCTGCTGACATCAAGCCTAAATCTGCGTCAATGACAGAAATTGTTGAAGCATTGCATCAACGTATGCGCGAAAAAGGCATACAAGGAACTGTAGAAGCACATCCAGATGCAGACGGCACAGGACAACACCTACACATGCAAATTACCAAGCCCGAAGAAAAACGTGCCGAAGTAATTCCGGACAACGAAACCAACTTAGCCATGGTAGACAAGCTAGACCAAGCAGTTGATTTGCTAAAAAGAATTAGCATGAATACCGCCTAAGCTGCGGTAAATATAGTATAACTGAGAACACATATGGCTGGATGGAAAAAGTATTTTAAGACATCAAATTTACCGAGTAATATTAGTCCCCTAGGCGGTGGCCGAGCGCCTGACCCTGGGTTTCGTAATTACCAAAGTCAATTACCCGAAGTCTACATCGGACACCCTAACCGTATTGAACGTTACAACCAATACGAACAAATGGACATGGACAGTGAAGTTAACGCTGCATTGGACATTTTGGCTGAGTTTTGTACACAAAAAAATGAAGAAAATCATACTGCATTTACTATCAAGTACAAAGAACAGCCCAGCGACAACGAAGTAAAGATTATCAAGGAGCAGCTACAACAGTGGGTTGCCCTTAACGACTTTAATAAAAGAATATTTAAAGTAGTTCGCAATACCTTAAAGTACGGTGATCAAGTGTTCATTCGCGATCCGGAAAACTTTAAGTTGTACTGGACTGAAATGACCAAGGTCACTAAGGTTATTGTTAACGAAGGCGAGGGTAAAAAGCCCGAGCAGTATTTGATTAAAGACATTAATCCAAACTTCCAAAACTTGTCAATGACAGCGGTAGCATCAACTGATACCTATACAAATCACCCACAAACAGGTGGTCCAAGCGGTGCATATGTACAGCCACAAGCACCGTACGGCGGTGGTAGCCGCTTTAGTCACGCTAAAAACGAAGCAGCAATCGCAGCAGAACACGTTTTACACGTTAGTTTAACAGAAGGCTTGGACGTATTTTGGCCGTTTGGTAATAGTGTATTAGAGAACATTTTTAAGGTTTTTAAGCAGAAAGAACTGCTTGAAGATAGTATTATTATCTACCGTGTGCAACGTGCACCGGAGCGTAGAATCTTTAAAATTGACGTTGGTAACATGCCAAGCCACATGGCTATGGCCTTTGTTGAGCGTATTAAAAACGAAATTCATCAACGCCGTATACCTACACAAACAGGCGCTGGCGCACAAAACATGATGGATGCTACATATAATCCGTTGAGTACAAACGAAGATTACTTCTTCCCTACTACAGCAGACGGTCGTGGATCTAGTGTTGATGTATTGCCAGGCGGCGCAAACCTAGGCGAAATTACAGATTTGCGCTTCTTTACTAACAAGTTATTCCGTGGTTTGCGTATTCCTAGCAGCTATTTGCCTACTACAGCAGATGACGGTAGTCAAGCATATACAGACGGCCGTGTTGGTACAGCACTTATCCAAGAATGGCGTTTTAATCAATATTGCAGACGTCTACAGGCAATGATTGCAGACAAGTTAGACAGCGAATTTAAGCTGTTTATGCGTTGGAGAGGATTTAATATTGACGGGTCAATGTTTGATTTGCAATTTAACGAACCTCAAAACTTTGCACAATACCGCCAAGCTGACATTGACAGTGCCCGGATTGCTACATTTACACAGCTAGAAGCATACCCTTACCTAAGCAAGCGTTTCTTAATGAAACGTTACCTAGGCATGAGTGAACAAGAGATCAGTGAGAACGAAACAATGTGGTCCGAAGAGCGA